CGATGGATTACATGCCTTTGAGGGCAACCTTTGGAGTGCTTGTGAAGCGGCCCTTGGTGTCAGGAAGGTCGACTATGGTAAGTTAGAAGAGGCAGAAAAAGAGCTTCAAGAGCTAAGAAATGGCACCGAAGAAGGTGCAGATGTGCCCCCATTCATTGTTTTTGCAGCAGAAGAAGGCTATAAAAAGCTTTGGAGTCAACACGATTGGGTTAGAAGGTCTAAACAGTTTGCGGAAAGATACTTCGATGGTGATGTCAAAAAGATGACATACTGTCTAAAGGACGTAAATAATTGGAAATACTGGTGTGACCTTCAAAGAGAGTACAAGGACATCGATTATTCAGGAATGGTAGAAGAAGAGGATAATACCAAAATAGAGGAAACAACGGCATGTTCAGGGGGAGCTTGCCAAACTCAGTACGCATAGTTGGTGTATAATAGAGTGAGGTACAATCATGTTTTACATAATCGCAGAAGCCGCAACATCATCGGCAGATCCTTACTGGGTCAGTTTAATTACTGGCTCCGGTGGTGCTCTGATTGTGTTGATGCTATGGGTGAAATCTCTTTCCGCTTCTAATAAAAGACTAGAAGAAGAAAACAGGGACATTTCCAGACAATCTATTGAGTGTATTACAAAGATTGTAGAGAGACAAGACCAAGAAAAGATGACAAAGGCCACACAAATGATAGCCGACACGTCTTGGAAAGAGGACTTGAAGAGTCTCATGAATAGGGTTTGTAATAGGCTTGAATTGGACAAGGGAGAGAACTAATGGAATTATTGATTTCTGTGGTGATTATGGTTGGAATAGTGCTCTTTTCCGTATACGTCCTTCATAAAGGCGAGCAAAAAAAGACCAAGGCGGTACAAACCTTAATGTCTTCATACGAAGAAAGCTGCAAAGAGCAGTGTCAAACGACTAGGGATGTGACAGATAGATTTATGGAAGTCTCTGCGGAAAATTTAGGTAGCATTCGAGACCTACACAAACGAACACTAGAGATACTATCTGGAGAAAAACTTGATGTTTAATGACATAGCAGCACTAATCTCTCTTGCCCTGACCGTTCCAACTGTGATGTTTGCCGTTGCGGTGTTGTGTATTTGGGGCAAAGAGGCACTAAGAGTATTTAAGGCAGGCCCAAGTAACCCTATGGAGTGGTTGATTATCGGCGTTGTTATTTCCTTTTTAGGGAGCATTGTAGACAACCTATACTGGGGGTTTGCGTGGTCTCATGCCTATTTCTTAGGACAAGAACTAGACCCAACTATCGCCCACATGGGCGTTGTGTTTAACATATTCTTTAGACAAGCTTGTGGTATTCTTGCCGCATATTGTCACTTAAAGTCCTACACTGAACTTAAAAAAGATTCAAACCTAAATGCCAACTTGTGGATTTCTAGTTCTATTGTTGGCGTTGTATACGTTATGTTATTGTCTCTCTTTAAGAGGTAAGCATGTTTAGACGAATAAGATACCTAGCTCGGCACTTAGCCGAGGGGTTGTTCCCTCCCAAGCCCCCTCATGTTGTGGGCATCTACTTATGGAGTTGTTCTATGAAGAAAGCAAAGTTGAGAGTTTATTGGGGTAAGTCCCCATCTAGTGATGTTGTTGAGTACAGCGTCATTGTGATTAACGAGAGTACTCAAGAGACGGTCTTAGAGCAGACAGTTTCTTTTGCTGAGACAGAAGTTGTAGTTGAGGTTCCTGAGAATACAAGCATTACGGCAACAGTGATTGCTAATGATGGTGTGTTCGATAGCGATCCTGTATCTGCTTCTTATCAAGTTGGAGATCTAACAGCACCGGCCCCTGCGTCGTTTGTTGGGATTGAAGTTCTTGAGATTGTAACTGTTAAAGATGAAGAGCCTGTTGAAGTTGTCGAAGGAGGTGAACTTGACAACTTAGGTGAAGAGACCGACCTCCTATTGTTGCACCAGTAGTTGAAGACGTGACAGCCCCAGAAGGCGACGAAGAAACCATTGTTTAATCTATTTGAATTGAGAAAGGGGTCTTGGTGTCTAAAGCGACACCGAGGCCCTTTTTTTGTCCACTAACAAGCTTCCATAAAAGTATTTTGAAAAAAACCGAGAATTATCGGTTCAAAAGTCGCTCAACTAGCTACAATATAACAAATGTCGAGTTTGACTTGCGAGACTCTAGCCGGGGTCTGTCAAGACGGAAGACTATCTTAGGAGAAGTTATGTCTAATTTAACACAAGAAGAAGAAGCAGCAAGCTTTCATACCTTTAGACACATCGAAACTGTAAGGAATTACCTTAATAGGTTCGTGTGCTCTTTAATAAGAAGAGGTGAGAAGCACGATCAGAGTAAACTAGAGAGTCCAGAGGTTGAGTTGTTCACAGAAATGACTCCCGTTCTTAGTCAACTTACATTCGGGAGTCCAGAATATGACGAGAGCAAAGCTAAGCTTGGTCCTGCACTGGATCACCACTATGCTAAGAACCGACACCACCCAGAACACTGGCCCTCGGTAGACAGCAAAGAAGCAGACCTAGTGGATGAGCATGTTAAAACATTAAATGAAGAAGCACAGCCAGAGTTGGTAGCAACACTCAAAGACTATGCTGCTTCCCTTAGAAGCTCCATCAACAACATGAGCTTGCTAGACCACAGTGAAATGCTATGCGACTGGAAGGCAGCTAGTGAAAGACATAACGATGGTAACATCAGAAAGTCTATCAAACACAACGCCAAACGTTTTGGCATGAGCCCACAACTTATTAACATTTACGAAGCCACATTGGAAGTCTTTACAGACGACGACAAGTAGGAGAGAATATGTCAGGAAATATGCACACAGGAATGTTTGACGGATTCATTAAAAATGGAAAGATCGACTCCAACGGGATGATCGATAGCTTTCTTGAAGGGGCAAATAAAAAAATAGATGGGTTTGTAGACAAAGTGTTTGAACCCGCACCACTGGCAGTCATTAAACTGTCAGATACGGCAACTTTGCCCACTAAGGCAAATGAATCAGATGCAGGCTTTGACCTGTATGCAAGCAAAGAGGTGGTGCTGTATGATGGCCCCAATCTAGTTTGCACCGATATCTCTATGGAGATCCCAGAGGGCTATGTGGGGCTCATCTGGCCGCGTTCTGGCCTATCTGCTAAGCACGGCATTGATGTGCTTGCTGGCGTCATTGACAGCGGCTATCGTGGAGAAATCAAAGTGTGTCTTCAAATGGCACACAGAGAGGAAGGGACGCCACTATACAAGGTTGAGAAAGGAGACAGGATCGCACAGATCTTGATTCAGGAAGTGCCAAGGTTCAAATTGATCGAGGCGGAAGCCCTATCTGACTCCAATCGTGGAGCAAAAGGGTTCGGCTCAAGTGGACACTAACAGAGAGCAAACATGACAACAAGACGTAAAGCTAGAAACCAAGAAAAGGAAGTTTCACAAAAGCCTCGTGGCTTATCTGCCAAGTCTAAGAATCAAAAGGATTACATTCGCACAATTGTCGAGAATGATATCATCTTTTGTTCTGGTCCCGCAGGTAGTGGTAAATCCTATATTGCCTCTGGTATGGCAGCTAACAAGCTGTACACTGGAGAGGTAGATCAGATCATTGTTACCAGACCCCTAGTCTGTACTGGTCGAGAACTTGGTGCCCTCCCTGGCAATGTCAGTGAAAAGGTAATGCCTCACCTTGCTCCCATGGAAGAGAACCTAAAGTGGTTCCTACAGAAAGTTAACTACGGCAAATTCATGAACGAGGGCTCTATTAGATATGAGCCTTTGGAATTGATGAGAGGGGCGACCTTTAACAACGCCTACATGATCCTTGACGAAGCACAGAACTGTACTTCCGATCAGATCAAGATGTTCATCACCCGTATGGGCGAAAACACAAAGGTTCTTATCAATGGAGATACGAACCAGACCGATTTACATGGTCAGAGTGGACTAGCCTTTTGCCTGGGGCGTCTTGAGGGCGTGAAGGGCGTGGGCGTGTCCAAGTTAAATTACGGCGATATTCAACGAAATGGCATTTTGGGCAGAGTTTTATCGGCTCTCGAAGGCGATTCCGGCTATAATAACGATGACGCCTTCCTTTACGACGACGACGACGGAGAATACTAATGCAAGAAAGTACAGAAAAGACAGTTGAAGCTTCTATTGACGCAATTACAACACCAGCACAGCCTGTAAGGCCGAGCCCTGTTGTAGATTCAAAGGAGACTGTGGAGCCAGAATTGACTCCAGCACCACAACAACCTTCAACTGCTGAAGTGACCCTACGACAAGAAGAGAAGAACTTTGTAGTGGGCGAGCAAAGAAAGCAGGGGACTCTTTACTTTGGAATTGATGCCAAAGAAGTACTAGAGAGCGAGCCCTACTTCGCAAAGAAGACCGTAACCACTAACGGTGATGGGTCAGAGTCTATCAAGTATTCGTTAGCCCTGTATAATGGCTCCCTATACAACCCTGCTGGTCCTTTTTCTCGTAGAAATAAGAACCTCAAGGACTTCTTTAGTTACAAAACATGCACAGAAGCTTGCTTCAATGACTATGTTGAGTTCCTAAAGAGCAAGAGAGAGCCTATCTACTGGCGAGCAAACAGGAGTATCCTAAATGGCTAAACCAGGACCACTGAGTAAGGCAGACAAGTTCTATATCGATGAGAACTGGATGCACAAGAGCGTAAAAGCTATTTCTGCGTTCTTGGAGAGATCAGAAGAAACCGTCAACACCTACGTGGAACATGTTAAGATCATGAAGACAAAGGCTGGTGGACAGTTCGCTAGGCACGGAGACCCTGAGAAGGGTGGAGCCGTAGTAGCAACAGAGGCCGCCACCATGCGTGGTGACGACTTTAAGAGAAGCTCTGGATCAACAAGAAGGCAAAAAAGATGCACAGTCAAGATCACAGACTTGTAAGCAGCCTTGAAGAGTGGAAGGCAGAGTATCGAAAAGATAAGACTAAGGTCTGGATCATCGTTACTCTGTCTGACGACTCTCTTTATTTCTTTAACGAATTCGATGATTGGTACAAGATCATTGAGCAGGGCAAAGAAAGGCAATTGAAAGTAAAAGAAGTGGGCCTTAGGTATAGGTCTAGTGTATACAGACAGCCCGTAGAGGGCGATGGTTTGTATTTGAGTAAGTCAGCCCTGGGTTCACCTGGGGTCGCAACGACACAAACGATGACCATTGGAACCGTGTTAAACGACTCGGTATTAAAAATAACAATTCAACTGCCCGCCTTTCAGGTCATGGATTCATTTGAAGACGGTATTGAAAACTGCTTTAGAGAGGCTATGTGGATATGGAAGTAGAAGAAATTTTGGTAGAATACCTATCAGCAGAAGATCAAAAGGTCTTTGAAGATGTACACCTTTTCGACAAGGGGTTTGCTTGTTCAAACAACGCAGACAGAGAACTGGTCGGATGGTACAACAGAAAAAACCTACGTGTTGCTTTTTATTATGAGCCCTCGTGGTGGAGTAAGAAGAAGATGTACTGGATTTACGGATGGGAATGGGAACCTAAAAACAAAGACTAATAATGACTAAAGAAAAGCCGAAGCTGTTCAATCGAGAGTATCAGAAAGAGCAGTCTGATAAGTACAAGTACAAGCATATTCATACGGGTGAGCATTGTACTTTTGAGGCTTATGTAGCAGAGTATCTAGTTCTTAGAAGGGCAGAGAGGATGAACCTTGAGAAACCAGGATACAAATTCTGGACCAAGGGCGACCCTAATCACTGGATTTGGATGAAGCAGATGAATGCGGCGAGAGCCCTTGCTAAAAGATACAGCGAAGAAGCTGTACTAGCTGCCATCAAGTCACCCGACTTCAATAGATACTTAGTCATTGGTCTTCAAAACGGCAGAGGTTGGAAGATCAACCCTCCTATTGAGCCCATCATTAAGAAGCATCACGAAAGGCTTCTTAGAGAAGAGAAGAATAGAAAAGAAGAAACACTGGAAGTAAAAGACAACCCTGTTCGTAGAAAAGCTAGACCTGCGGGTAAGGGGTCTATACTTAACAAGCTAAGAGGTAAAGATGGCGAAAAAAGCAGCAGTAGAAAAGAAGAAGAAGTTTGATGATGATACTTCTAACGCCCTATTGAAAGAGTACGGCGACATTATCAAGAGTGGTTCAGAAGTCTTGGGAGAAATCCAAGAGCTAAAAACCATTAGCGTTTCTCCAGCCCTTGACTCTGCGCTTAACGGGGGCATCAGAGAAGGAACAGTAGTAGGTATCGCAGGGGCACCTAAGACTGGAAAGACAACAGCGGCCCTTAACTTCGCGGCCAAGTGTCAAGCGAAGGGCAAGCTAGTGGTTTACCTCAACAGTGAAGGTAGACTTAACAGCCAGAACTTCGATGGCGTCAAGGGTCTTGATGTTGCAGCTTTGAAGATTGTAGAATCTACAGACAAGGTTGCCGTTACTGGCGAAATGTTCTTGGACATTGCTGAGCGTTATGGTAAGACTGTGCCGGGTTGCGTAATCTTGATTGACTCGCTATCTAGTTTGGTCCCAAAGAACGAAATGGAAGACAAGCTTAATGCACAGACTAGAAATAGCCTGCCAAGACTGCTTGCTCAATTCTTTAAGCGTTCTAGTCACTACATTACAAAGAACGGAATTATCCTGATTTGTATTGCTCACCAAATTGCAGACACCGGACCTTCTCGTAAGACTAAGATGACGGACTGCGGCAACATGTTCCAATACCAAGTGGGTACAAACCTTGTTATCAATTTCAAGACACCTTGGAAGGGCAAAGAGGGTGAGTCTGACATTGGTCAGTGTCTAAACTGGGAAGTCCTAACGTCTAATACTGGGGCTATCCCTGGTACTAAGGTTGTTGGATGGCTTAGATATGGCATTGGAATTGACGATGTAAAGGAAATGCTAGAAGCTGCTTGTGAATACAGGTTAATCTCTGGCTCTGGTTGGTATACAGTTTGTGCCCTATCAGAAGATCCAGAGCATCCGTTGGTTGCCAAGTACCTAGAAGAGAAGGGCACTGATACCTCTAAGCAAGAGAATATCGACAAGGCCTTCAAATTCCAGGGTATGGCTAAGCTGCAAGCATTCTTCCAAGATCATCCTGAGTTCATTCCTGTTATGAACGAGAAAATGAATGAGTTGTTTGCATGAGAGTACTAGGTTTTAACGGTAGAGAATACAGTTGGAACCTCGCTAAGTACAACACTTCAAACATGGTTACTAAGAACAGGTCTAAGTACCATCTAAAAGCTAGAGAAATCATATCTAGTATCTATCACAGCTACGTTGTTCTGGAAGAAGTAAAGCTTCCAGGCAGCGTCATAGCTGAAAAGAAATCAGTGTTGTACTTCGATTTCTTCCTACCAAATTTAAGGCTCGCCGTAGAGGTTCACGGTCAGCAGCATTATGAGTACACGCCCTTCTTTCATAAGAACAAGGCTGCTTTTCTTCAAGGTTTAAACAGAGACGAAGACAAGGCACGTTGGTGTGAACTTAATGACATCGAACTAATCGTACTCAAGTATTCAGGAGCAGAAGATGAATGGAGAGAGCAATTACGCCCAGGATGAACTTGACAAGTATCTAGTTCAAATTGACGAGTTTATTGAGTGCAATCACTTTACAGACTCGACATACAAAGAACAGTATAAATCATACGCGGACCTAACCGAAGAAGACCTAAGACAGATGGGCTCCAAAGAATTACTCGATGGGGCCTACTTTTTGTTTGGATACTGTTCTTACATTCAGGATTGTGCGAACAAGCAAAGGGTTATACTCAACTGGTGCAACAGTCAGCTAGAAAAGATCGTAAGCAAATACGAGAAAGAGTCTGGCTTTGACAAGTACACTAAGCACGAGTCAAAGAAACCAATTGTGATTCGCGAAAACATATACGCCGAAAAGGTCGAAGAGCTACGACTCATAGCTGAGTCTAAGTATCAGATCTTAGAACTTAAATCTCTCAACATCAAGAAACGTGGAGAGGTACTAATGGAGAAGTCAAGAAAATGATAACGAAACAAGAACTAATAAACGTGGTCCTTGATATTCTTACGCAAGACCAAATGAAGGAACTGATTGCCAGACTTCAAGCCATCGACGCCAAGTCTAACAAAACAGAAGACACTAGCCCAGTGTATGAAGAGCCGCCAGCGATGAGCAAAAGAATCGTGAATGATGACTTCACCGTCAACAGAGACGATAAGGAAGATAGAAAATCTGTTCCAGTCCAGGCCAGTAGCAATACTTGGGTGGATGCTGGAGAAGAAAGAAAAGAAGAGACACAGATCAAGAAAGCCCCAATGCCTCGTGTTCGCAAGAAAGTAGAGATGATTAAGGTAAACTGCTCTGTGTGTCACCAGCCCAAAGAGATTTCTCCTGGTTTGATGACCAGTAGTAGGGCTTATTACCGTTGTGAAAATTGTGTTGGCGGTGGAAGATAGGAGAGAATATGGAAAATTTATGTGACAATGGTGCAGAGAGGGCCGTACTGGCTGGACTTCTACAATACGGATCAGAGGCTTATGTAGAGGTACACGACGTTCTGTCAGAAAACTCCTTTGCTTCTACTAGCAATCAAGTGATCTATAAGTGCTTGAAGAGAGTAATCGAAGCGGAACAACAAGTAGACTTGCCCGCAATCTTGTCTGCCGCAGAAGGTCTAAACTTACTTGACGTTATTCAGACAGAACAAGAACTAAGCTACATCAAGTCGCTATCTAACTTTTTCGTAAACAAGGCCAATGTTTTTAGCTTTGCCGTTCAGGTTAAGAAGTTTGAGTATGCGAGGTCTATCTGTGTTACGGCGGATAGTATTAAGGCTACAGTCTCAAATATCAACGGTAGCGAGACTATTGATGAGATTATCAATATCCTTGAGAGGCCCGTTGAAGAGTTTGTGAGGCAAGGTGAATCTACTGACAAGACTATCGTACTTGGTAGTGGGGTCATGGACCATCTAACCTACCTAGAAGAAAACCCTTGCGACCTAGTTGGTATCCCAACACACTTCAAGCACTACGATGAAGCAATCGGGGGCGGGTTAAGAAGAAAGACTGTTAACCTAATTGCCGCTAGACCAAAGACTGGTAAGTCTGTGTTTGGTGACGCCGTCGCCGTTAATGCAGCACTAGATGGAACACCCACCTTGATGCTCGACACGGAAATGAGCAAAGAGGATCACATCAATCGTATTTTGGCTAACCTTAGTGGTGTGCCTATTAAGATGATTGAGACGGGCAAGTTCTCAGAAGACCAAAACATGAAGTCAAAGGTCATTGCCGCAGGTCGACAGCTAGAAGCTTTGCCCTACCACTACATTAGTGTTGCTGGTAAATCCTTTAGTAGTATCCTGAACATCGTTAAGCGATGGGTGATGCACGAAGTTGGACAAGATGAAGAGGGCAATACAAATGACTGTCTATTGGTGTTTGATTACTTGAAGATGATGTCGGCTGAGGGTATCAGCGGTAACATTCAAGAGTATCAAGTGCTTGGTTTCCAGATTACGGCCCTACACGATCTATGTGTCAAGCTTGACATTCCCTGCCTAGCCTTCGTTCAATTGAATAGGGATGGTATCAGTAAGGAAAGCACCGACGCGGTTAGTGGATCTGACAGATTGGTTTGGCTTTGTACTTCGTGTACGATCTTCAAGAACAAGTCTGAGGAAGAGATAGCCCAAGACGGGACAAAGAATGGCAACCGTAAAGCTGTCGTTCTCGCCGCTAGGCATGGGCCAGGACTAGTCGATGGTAACTATATCAATATGAACATGATTGGTGACCAAGCGAAGCTTCTGGAAATAGGAACCAGGAACGACGCACACATAGAAATCAAAAACGACACAGGACTTGTAAATGAGGACGACCTAGATGAAATCGAAGCAAACGGATCTGAATCAGCTTAAATCAGTTATGTACAAAAACCTAGAGATGGTTTTTGCTAACTTAGAGCTTGAAGTTGAACAGGACGGCGGTAGCTATGTTGGTTGTTGTCCTATTCATGATGATAGTGATAATCCTAGTGCTTTCACTTATAGTGTTGAAAAGAACATGTGGAAGTGCTGGACTCACGAATGTCACTCTGACTACAGTTGTGATATCTTTGGCCTTATTCGCGGAGTGCTCTCTAAAAAGCAAGGAAAAGAGGTTAGCTTTGGAGAGACCCTAGGTTGGTGTTTCAGAGTCTTGAATTTAGACACCAGAGACATCGACACCGTAGAGATCCACAAGGAGGCCCCTGACAGCTTTTTTGGCTTGGTCGACAAGTTCTACAAACCAACCGACGAAGTCGCAGACGAGCCCGGCAGGGAGTGGGAAACGCAGGTTCCTTCGGAGTACTTCGTTTATCGTGGATTTGAGCCCGCCACCATCGATCATTTTGGCGTAGGAGACTGCAAAGTCAACGGCCTTATGAAGTATAGGGCCGTCATCCCTATCCATAACAAAGATGGTACTGTCCAAGTTGGGGCTATTGGTAGGTCTACCCTTGACTATATTGATCCTAAGTTTGTAATTGAGCCTGGGTTCAACAAGAGAAACTACTTCTACAATCACCACAGAGCCATTGAGAAGATAAGAGAGACTAACTGTGCCTTTCTTAGTGAGGGCCAGGGCAACGTTTGGAGGTTGCACGAGTGTGGTGTGTTCAATGCTATCAGTATGCTAGGCAAAGAGCTATCACCTAGGCATGAAACCCTACTAGACGAAATGGGTATCACCACGCTAGTGGTGTTGACAGACCACGACCAACCTGGAAGAGAAGCCAAGATCAAGATTCAGCGTAAGTACGACAGAATGTTTAGGCTTATCTTTCCCAAGGTGCCCACAAGAAGAGACGTAGCCCAAATGGCTCCAGATAAAATCAAAAGCACAATCCTTAAAGACCTAAGAGGGCTATACTAATGCCTCACGGATATGAAAACGAACCTATAAATCCATATCAATCCTCAACCAAGGATTATAAATGTCCTCTCAACTGTAGGGACATGAGCACACACAATTTTCTTTTATACAGCCTGATGGTGCTAGCCTTAGGTTTTTTAAGTTTTTTCGTTGGCGTACTAGTAGAGGTTTTCGCAATATGATTTCAGACAGATTACAATTATTAATAGAAGCGATTGAAACAAGAACAAATGAATGGGGAGGCGAAGAGAAAAGTGCTTTATTCAAAGCTTGTGAGATGGGAGGTGAGGCTGGAGAAGTCTTAAACGAAGTGAAGAAGCTCGAAAGGGCGAGAATGGGAATGAAAGGTGGAAAAGAAGGACTCTCTGATTTAGCAGATGAAATTGGAGACGTAATTATTTCTACCTTGATCTTAGCAGATCACTATGGATTAGATGTAGTGGCCTGTGCTGCTTTGAAATTTAACAAAACGTCAGCCAAGCATGGCTTCAAAACAAGGGTAGAGGTATAATCTAGGATTTTATGAAACATTTTACAAAAGTAATAACTTTAGATTGCCGAGAAAGAGCCACAAATTTACAGAATTATTCACACAAAAAAGGAGATAAAAATGAGTTGTAAAATCATCGGAATCAGCGGGAGAAAACAGAGCGGAAAGAATTCTTCGGCTAATCACCTGAATGGTGTTATCCTGCAACAAAGAGGAGTAGTGTCAGACTTCAATATGTTGGAGACTGGAGAGCTAAACGTCTTGACCAAATTTGAGAATGGAAAAGAAGACTGGGGAGTCTTGGACCTTTGTCGTAAAGACTATGCCTTCCTAGAGGCGGCAGAGAATCGAATCTTCCCCTTTGTGAAGAACTATAGCTTTGCAGACTCTTTGAAAGAAGCTGCTATCAATCTGTTTGAACTTAAACCAAGTTCTGCTTATGGCACAGACGCACAGAAGATGGAGACTACCCATCTACGATGGGAAGATATGCCAGGAGTAATAACGCCCTCTACAATAAATGCAAACTCTGATAATTTGCTTTGCGACGGTGCCGAAGAGATACACCAAGATATCGCCAATGGACTAGGCTTAATTTTGCATTCCGAAGGGATGATGACAGGTAGAGAGTTCTTGCAGTTCTTTGGTACAGAAATTGGAAGAAAGATGCACTGCCCGATCTGGGTAAACGCCACGATCAACAAGATCAAGGCAGAGCAATCAGGGTTAGCCATCGTAACAGACGTTAGATTCCCAGATGAAGTACAAGCAATTAAAGATGCTGGTGGTTATGTCATCAGGCTCGACAGAGAAATGCTTCAAGATGACCACCCTAGCGAGGTGGCGTTAGACGCAGATGTCTATGATTGGGGCAACTTTGACGCAGTAATCAGCAACCAAGACCTAGCACTTACAGACGCTTGTGCGTTAGTTGAGAAGTTTGCCAGGTCAAATTATTTAATTTGACATAAATAAAACTTTGGGTGTATAATATGTGTAGAAGTTCCCAATTCTAAATAAGGAGAAATTAAAATGGGACCAAAAGACATGTTAACCAAAGATTTTCTTGAAGAACACTATGTAAATCAACTTAAAAGCATCCAAGTCATAACCAAAGAGACTGGCATCAAGTCTTCAAACTCTGTGTCTCAGGCGTTGAGTCGTCATGGCATTAGCAGAGGTCACGTGTATGATAGCTCTAAAACTTTCACAAAAGAATTTTTAGAAGAATACTATGTAGACAAAAACATGACATTGAAAGAGGTGGCTGAGCTAGGAGGATTCAAAAGAAAGTCTATAGTTAGAAAAGCACTAGAAAAACACGGAATCACCATTAGAGAAAAAACCTATAGTCAAAAACAAGAGGATTTCCACAATAGGCAAAGATCTCACCACACAATTCCTGGTAGGTTTTTTCATTCTGTAAAATGTCAAGCAAAAAGAAGAAATATAGACTTTAACATAACGATTGAAGACATTTGGGACAAGTATGAAGAGCAAGGAGGCTTGTGTGCGATGACCAAGACGCCAATAGCTTTTAAGAAAACAAAAGAGAAGCAAAATTGTCAAACCGTCTCTGTGGATAGGATAGACAGCGAAGAAGGGTACACCAAAGACAACATTTGGTTAGTTCACAAAGATATCAACATAATGAAAAACCAGTTTACACTAGAATACTTATATGAACAGTGTGAGCTAATACTTAAACACAAGGAGTGAAACATGGGGATACTAATTCCTTATTTTAGAAGCAGTTCTTTAGGTTGTCATAGTTTTTGTGAGATGCAATACTATCAAATATATGGACTTGGGTATCAAAACGCAAGTGGTCTTAAGGCGGTCCTTGGCACCTGCACGCATCGAGTTATGGAGATATTAGGTAAGTGTAAAAAAATACTACAAGACGGAGATAAGCAATCTTTTATCGATGACGCGATAGGATTGGTAAAGTTTACTAAAAAGGGGCTGCATACAGACAAATTTGTAGATGACCTTATTAGGAGAAGCTATGACTACTATGTGGCCTCTCATCCAGAACTAGATTTCAATAAACCAAAGTTTTCTGAAAAGGTTGACGATGAGACCATTAAAGATACTTTCAAGTTCGTAGAGAAACTTGTGTATGTAGGACTTAAAAACTGGAAAAAAGAATATGACCCAAGAACTAGTAATGTTTTAGCGATTGAGAAGCACTTTGATTTACCCATAGAGAAGGACTGGGCACACTTCGAGCATGAAGGTAAAAAAATGCAACTATCTATCAAGGGAACGATAGATTCGGTAATGCTGCCAGACTCCAACACTATAGAGGTTGTAGACTACAAAAGTGGCCAAAGAAAAGACTTTGCTACTGGAGAAGTTAAAGACTACGCAAAGCTGCAAAAAGACCCTCAGCTATTGTTGTACAACCACGCGTTATCCAGATTATATCCAGAAGTAGAAAATAGAGTAATGACTATACTCTTTTTAAGAGACGGCGGACCTTTCTCTATGATGTATGGAAAAGAAGATGACGAAATGTTTCTTGAACATCTAAGAAAAAAGTTTGAAGAAATTAGCAATACTAAAAAGCCTAGGCCAGTATCTTCTGCTAGAAATAGCTGGAAATGTAAGTACGTTTGCGAGTTTAGTAAAATAGACCCAGAGACGGGAAAGATGAAGTGTAAACACGTAGAAGACACGATAAAGACATACGGCATAGACGCTGCTACTAAAAAGCTTAAAAAGCCTGGATTCAAAGTGGACTACTACGAAAGCCCAGGATAATCAAGAATTTTTGATGGTTTTCGGTTGGCGATTACGTCGCCGACGACTATCATAGAATAGGACAACCAACCGGAGAAAAAATTGAAAAAAGAATTCGCACCACTGTGTAACTACACGCACTACAGCTTACAACTAGGATTCTCAAAACCCAAGGCCTTAGTTAAGAAATGCAAAGACAATGGATATACCGCATGTGGTATTTCTGATTACAAGAGTATCTCGGGCACTGTCCGATTCTTTCAAGAGTGTAAGAAAGCTGGTATAAAGCCAATCATTGGGTGTTCTTTTGATGGGTTTAGTCTGTTTTCTAAAAACAAAGATGGCTGGTTTGACCTTATCGCAATTGTGTCAGCTATTCAGCACCAAGATGAAATGACTGTCATCAAAGAGTACTGCAAACGTGGTAACTTGATCTATGTTGGACGTAAGCAACAGACGCCACTGTGCCCAGGTGGCGATAATTACTTGAAGGGCGGGAAGATTAAGAATTACTTCTACACGGACAAGTCAGAGGTAGATATTCATAGAATTTCTTTATGCTCTGGGTTGAAGGTGCCCCTTCCCGACATGATGAAGTATATTGGTAAGGGTAAAGTTCAAGACGAACTAAAACCCTATATCAAGTTCTTCACAGAAGATAGCTTTGGCGTACCTAATAAGGATCACGCAGTTGTTTGTGAGGATATTTGCAGTATTGTAGACTCTTGTACAGAGTATGATATTCTTGAGAAGCCAATGTTGCCAACCTTCCCCACTCCAAATGGAGAGTCCGAGGAAGAGTATCTAAAGCAGCTATGCCGACAAGGCTGGAATGAATTACTTGGGAAGACGGGCAAAGTAGAAAAAGAAGAAGCCAAGCAAAGATACCTAGACCAATTCAACGAAGAGTTTGGAGTTATTAAGGGGGCGAAGCTGTTTGGTTATTTCTTGATTGTATGGGACATCATTAACTTCATCAAAAGCAAGGGCTGGATCAGCGGACCAGGAAGAGGGTGCTTTTTGCCAGACACGAGGGTGAGAATGTCTAACGGCTTATTGAAACCAATCTCTATAATAAAGAAAGGAGAAAGCGTTGTAGACGCTTTTGGTGGTTCGCAAATTGTTGCAGATACACTTTCTTATCTAGTGGATGAAGAAATAATTGAAATGACCATGGAAAACGGCAAAATTATTCGGTGTACAGAAGATCACAAGTTCTTAACGAGCAATAGAGGCTGGGTTACAGCAAAAGACTTGACAGAATTTGACGAAATCACAGAAATATAGTCTAGGTCGGGGTTCTATTATAACAATCCAATTGAATATGAAGACGAAAATGGTGTCTTTAGGATGTATTTTCCAGACTTTATTATAAATGAGAAAACAATCGTAGAAGTTAAAGGGCTAGGGCTTTACTACAAAAAAAAACTACGATCATCACTTTTCTCTTCTGGAGAAGATTATTTAGTATTATTTAGTGATGATGAGATATTAAAGACAAATTACCTCAAAGCTAGAAAGTGGCACCATGCAAATAAAAAAGAAAAGAAAAATTAAATACTCTGGACTTGTTAACGATCTAACCGTCGAGAACTCCCACACTTACAACGTAGAAGGGTTAGCTGTGCATAACTCTGCTGCTGGTTGTTTGATCTCCTATCTTATTAGAATTACAAAGATCGACCCTATTGAGTTTAACTTATTATTCTCTAGGTTCTACAATGCTGGTCGTAATACAGAAGACCACGTCTCGTTGCCAGATATCGATATTGATGTTCCAGGAGATAAGCGTGATGAAGTGATTGCCTATCTCAAATACAGATATGGTCCAGAAAACGTTAGCCAGATGATTACCTATGGGCGACTTCAAGGTAAAAGCTCCCTAAAAGAAGTTCTACGTATGAACAAAGCTTGTGGTTTCAATGAAATGAACGCCATGACTAAGCCAATCCCTGACGAGGCTGCTATTTCTGACCAACTTGAATTGATGGATGAAGAAGATCGTTCTATCATCAGGTGGACCCTAATCAATGACCCAGAAAGCTTGCGTCAGTGGTGCCACTTGGATGAACAGGGAAACCTAAGGGGCGACTACGCTCCATACTTCGATCAGGCTATTAGACTTGAGGGCACATTCAAGAGTCAAGGTAAACACGCCGCTGGTGTGGTTATCTCTAGGGAGCCTCTTCACAAGGTTTGCCCCATGTTGCCAGAAAAGAATGGCGAAATGATTGCAGGACTAGAAATGAACGACCTAGAAGCACTGGGTCACGTTAAATTTGATATCTTGGGTCTCATGTTGCTTGATAAGCTTATGGAAATCCAAGAACTAATTGGAGAAAAAAAAGATGAATGCAAAGAAACAGGCCCTTGAGCTAATAAGAAAAAAAGACGAAGAGTTTGGGGAGGGGTGGTCAAACGACACAGAAGAGATCGCCAGACTTATGGTCGAGTTCCAAAACTCTACCTTGAAAGATATCAAACAAATCATGGAGAATGGCACACCCAACCGTAGATACTATAATGGCTGGGAAGAACGTGTTCTTGATCTGTGTAAAGAGACCGACCCATATTTACAAACGAGGTAGCCATGAAAATGTTAAAAGAAGAAATTGTAGCTGGAGTTTTTGTAGGAGGTTTTCTATCTAAATGGAAAGAAGACACTATTGAACAAGCGTCAGAAGAATATGATTAGGACGAACAAGAGCGAGAGAGAAACTAAAACAATTCAGAGAAGAGAGCGAGGGCCTCTTCGATACACCCCTAAGAGAAAAGGATAAAAATAATTATGGCAGATAGAGACTTCATCGTATTTGACTTTGAAACCGGTGGCAGAGATCCACATACGTGTCAACCAACGCAGCTTGCTGCAATCGCCCTACATGGACGAACTCTTGAAATGAAGAAAGTGGGGGGCGAGTTTAACAGTGAAATCTGGGCAGAAACAGATGACGACAAGGCTATTGCGGCGGGGCTGGCACCTCTTGAGGAAGAGGCTTTGAAGGTCACGGGAAAGACTAGAGAACAGATCGCCAAGGCACCTAAGCCAAAGGCTGTGTGGACTAAGTTCTTAGCCTTTGTGAATAAGCACAACTGGAAGGGTACAACCTGGTTCGCCCCTATTCCTGCTGGCTACAACATCATCAACTACGACATGCCAATCATTAACAGGATGGCAAAGTTGTATGGAGGCTGGGATGACAAAAAGGGCCAGAACAAGTTCTTTAATCCTATCAAGAAATACGACATGATGGACGACATGTTCTTATGGACAGAGAGCGACCCTACTATTAAGTCTATCAGCATGGACAACGTCAGAAAGCGAATGGGTATGGAAAGCGAGAACGCCCACGATGCTCTTCAAGACGTAAAAGATACGGCAAACATCATTATTAAATTCCTTAAAACTAGAAGGGCAATGTATAAAACACTCAGCCCTAAGATTGACAAGGCGTTTGCTAATGGTGGACTATACATAGAATAGGAGATTGGAATGGACATAACTTGCCCAAGATGTGAATGTGAATTTGAGGACAAAACATGGAATGGTGGCCAGTGCCCAGATTGTAACTTAGACTACTGGTGGGATGACGGCTATGTCCCAAATACGGACATTGATTACTACTTGATTGTGTGGGAAAAATATGACAGTTGACATTGATAATATTCCGATGAATGATCCAGAAGTCTGGAAGCTTTTCGCGGAAGGTAGAACCAAGGGTATTTTTCAACTTGAAAGCAATCTTGGAAGATCGTGGTCCAAGAAAGTCAAGCCCGAAAATATGGAAGAGCTTGCGGCTCTGATCTCTATTCTTCGTCCTGGCTCTTTGAAAGCTATGTATCAGGGCAAGTCTATGTCCCAGCACTATGTAGACAGAAAGCACGGACTAGAACCCGTTGAGTATCTACATCCTTCTCTTGAGCCATTCTTAGCTCCAACCTACGGGGTTTTGATCTATCAAGAACAAGCTATGATTATAGCCAAAGAGCTTGCGGGTTTCTCTGAGTCAGAGGCCGATGTTCTTAGAAAGGCCATTGGTAAAAAGAAAGCAGACGTGATGGCAAAGGTCAAGGAAGACTTTATCATTGGTTGCGAGAAAGTCGGGACGGTTGAAGCCAAAGACGCAGAAGAAATCTTCGGGTGGATTGAGAAGTCTGCCCGATACAGTTTTAACAAGTCTATTACGAAGGATTCAGTAGTACAAACACCAGACGGTGAAAAGCAGCTATCAGAAATTAAAGCTGGAGATTTTGTACTATCTCCCTGTTTATTGTCTGACCAATACGTAAAAGTCTTAGAGACTTATGACCACGGGTCACTAGAGGTCTATGAGTTAGAGCTAGAGTGTGGTAAAACTATAAAATGCACAATGGAGCATAAATTCTTGTGCAAAGATGGTGTTATTAGACCTCTTTCTGATATTCTGTTATATTTTCACGAGATAGTTGTTCAAGATTGTGTAGACATGAAATCTAGTAAAATAGTTAGAATAAAAAGCTTGGGCACAATGCCCACTATGGACATTGAGGTTGATAGTGATAGCCATCTTTTTTATGCTAATAAAATAGCCACCAGTAATTCTCACGCAGTGGCTTATGGGCTAGATTCGTATTGGAGTGCTTATTTCAAGGCACACTATATCAAACAGTTCTTTGTAGCCTATTTTCGTTACGCAAAAGACAAACAGGACGCTCACCAAGAGGTTTATGAACTAGCGTCAGAAGCTAAGCTTTTTGATCTTCAATTGAAAACTCCTAGTATTGCTAATTTTAAGCGTCAATTCAATTGCGTTGGAGACATCATCTACTTTGGCATCAAGGACATTAAGTCTTTGACTGGCAAGAATGGAGACAAGGCTTTTATTGCTGTTGAAGATATGCTTGTGCATCTAAATAAAAAGATTGAGAACACCTCGTGGATGGAAATCTTGTTGTTCTTCTCTCCTAAGGTAAACTCTACAGTGTTCAAAACTTTGGGGTCTATTGGGTTCTTCCTTGGAATCAAAGACAAAGTCACGAGAAACAAAGTTTTATATGACTATCAGATCTTTCGCATCTTGACTAAGGCCGAAACCGACTGGGTAATAGAAAACTACCCCAAGAGAAGGTGGAAGGATTTGCAGTCTTGCTTTAGAGACCTAGCTCCTACGAAGAAAGAGGGCGGCGGGACGAGTAAGGAGTCCAGAAAGCAGGTTGTCTTGAACGAGATTAAGATGTTACAGAACCCACCCTACGACCTAGAAGACGATCCAGAGTGGATCATTGACCAGGAAGTGAAGTTCTTAGGTTGCCCTGTCTCTATGTCTAAGATTGAAACCACAGACATGTGCGGCAATACAACCT